AAACGAGAATGGAATGTATTGCCAACGAATTCTAACATCGAATTCTTTTGAACCCATTTCAAGAATATCAATAACTTTCTCAAAATCTTCATCAGTAAAATTAACGCGATAACCGCCAACACTTCCGTAGTATCCATCGATCGCAAAGTTAACTTGGTCAGTGATGTCAAGCATCGCGAAAAGTTCGCGAAAGAATTCTTTAGTCTTTCCGGAACCATTAGTCGAGATCCAAACACTCTTACCCGCTGACTTTAGCTTCTTTACTATCCCAAGAAAGTTTGGGTGATATATTGGATCTCCATAAGAACCACTGAGGATGATCTTATTGAAATTAGAAGCGCAGTAGAAGTCGACAAGTTCCATAGTCATGTCGACGTTGGGCAGTTTCTCATTCTTTTTCATGATTGTGCGTTCACACTTGGGGCACTCGAGACGACATCTGGTAGTGAGTTCAAGAGATGCTGTTTTAGCCATATTCAATTTCCTGCCCATTAGTAATCATAAATGGATTTTCTTTACCCGCGTCGACTACCTGCTTCGAGCACTTGAGTTTACAAAACTTTGGTGCTTCTGATATGCCAGATTCTATGTTTCCAATCCACTCTAAAAAAGCTGGTTGTTTATGGAACTTACCTAAGTCTGACACAGACTTTATTTTAAAGTCTTCGCCAGAAAAGATTAGTTCTTTAAATTTAGAATCGTATTGGGGAACATTGCAGCATGGAACCCAGTGACCGGTTGCGGTGATCTGGTGTTCCCCATCAGTCTTGCATTTTGGGATTATTTGTGCGTTTCTCATAATAACCATTGACATTTACCACTGTACTATATATACTTGTAATATAAGATTCTTATGGTTCCGTAGCTCAGCTGGATAGAGCAAGAGATTTCTAATCTCAAGGTCGGAGGTTCGAATCCTCCCGGAATCACCATTATTGGAGACGTGAATGAAAGTAGAAGTCGTAGCCGTTACTAAACCTAAAGATGATAATATTAGCGTAGATGAATTCATTGCCTATGTTGCAAGGGTTTCAAATCCAGATAATCAAAAAAATCATGAGTCTGCTCCAAAGCTTCTTAGTTACTTAATCAATAATGATCACTGGTCACCACTTGAGATGGCGCACGTAGTGATGGAAATAAATACTACACGTGACATTGCAAGACAGATTCTGCGACATCGTTCATTCTCATTCCAAGAGTTTTCTCAGCGTTATGCAGATCCCACGAAAGACTTAGGTTTTGTTAGTCGCGAAGCTCGATTACAGGACTCAAAGAATCGTCAAAACTCGATTGAAACAGACGATGAAGAATTGCAGCATCAATGGGCTGCGGCACAACAAACTGTAATTGCTATGGCCACCAAAGCATATGATTGGGCGATTAATCATAATATTGCTAAAGAACAAGCGCGAGTTGTGTTGCCGGAAGGATTGACTGTATCCCGCATGTATATGACTGGATCTGTTCGCTCATGGATTCATTATTGTCAACTTCGAATGGCGTCAGGCACGCAGAAAGAACACCGAGAAGTAGCAACCGAGTGTTGGAATAATCTAATCTTGGAATTTCCATCGCTTAAAGAATTGAACCTAACTGAAAAATGATTACGTTTAAGAATACTAAACTCATCGATAAACAGTCTTTTAAGCATTGCAAGTCACTGTCTGAATTCATTTTAGACAAGTTCTTTACGAAGCAGAAGCAATTAAAGATGCACATTGACATTCACTTTGTTAAAGGATTGTTTGAAAATGAAAACAGCTTTGGTAATTGCGTATGGGAAGACGAACATCGCAGAGGTAATGAGTTTACAATTCAAATTGAGCCAGAACAAAAGATTAACCTTCTGTTAAATACTATTGCGCATGAGATGATTCACGTAAAACAATGGGCAAAAGGCGAATACTACGAGCTCGTGTATGAACCTAAAGTCTATAAGTTCAACGGAAAAAGAGTTGACTCTACTAAAATCGATTATTGGGATAGACCTTGGGAAATAGAAGCTAATGGTCGTGCAATCGGACTAGTTGTTCAATGGGCTAAAAAAAATGAGATCTCTCATGAAGATTTAGTTTTTGATGGTTAATGTTTAGAAAGAAATAAATGAAACCACTTTGCTACGCACCATTTATTGGTATGTATGTATCTACTAAAAATGGATACGCGCCTTGTTGCGAATCAGAAACTTTTAAAGCCGCCGGTCCGAAGCAATTCTGGACCGGCGAAGATTTATCTGCAATACGCAAAGACTTACTCGAAGGTAAGTTTCCAGATAGTTGCGCTATATGCATGAAGAAAGTTTCGCTTGGTTTGCAGAGCGATGTTGAATATTGGAATAATGAATATAACGCGCTTGAAAGGCCTGACATTTCGAAATTAACAGGACCGATGATTCTAGATTATAGACCATCGAACCATTGCAATCTAAAATGCAGAATGTGTGGACCTGGCGCGTCAAGTTTTATTGAAAATGAAGTCAAAGCTAATCCAGAACTTATTGAATGGTTTGGAAGACCTAAAGATGATCTTGATATACATGATCAAATGATTGAGTACATTCAAGAAATTAATTTGGTTAAAATTAAAATCATTGGCGGTGAACCAGCTATTGATCCTGGTATATGGAAATTCATCGATGTTGTATCTAAATTTAATCCAAAACCAACATTAAAAATAACTACAAACGGAACTAGTTCAAATCCCAAATTTATTGAATTACTTAATAGGTTTGAAAAGATTGTAATTACATTTAGCGTCGATGCAATTGGCGCCGAATACGATTATATAAGAACTAACGCTCGATGGAAAAAGACTGAGAAAAACATCTTAAATTTTATGCAAAACAAAAACAATAAATTTAGTTTTAATGTTGTTCTTACACCATTCAACATTTTTTCATTGAATCCACTCATAGACTGGTTTGACAGCCTAATGCTCAGTGGTCATAAATTCCAAGTAAACTTCATGGATTCTGACGATGCGGTGACTAGTCTATCTGCTATTCTTCCTGAGCATATTGATGACGCACTTAACTCTTTAAATATGAAGAAGCTAAAGAACATAGATTGCGCTGAGCTTATGTACATACTAGAAAGTGCTTCATTTAACGAAAAAGCTCACGCATCTTTCAAAGGATTTGCTGCTGCTTTAGACAAAGTCAGAAAAACTCACATCATCGATTTAGATCATAGGTTTAATAGTTACATTGAAAAAGCTCCCGTCTGATACATTCTGCATTCTTCCTTGGATTCACCTTAGCACAAGACCCGATGGTTTAATGCGCGTTTGCTGTACAGCAAACGCTTCATCCGTTGGGCCAACTAATGATAAAATTCATGGCGGTCAGGTTGGCATTCTAAAAACTGAAAATGGAAAACCTAATAATTTAAACATCTCAGATTTTTTATCGAGCTGGAACTCTACGTATATGAAGAACATTCGAACGCAGATGCTCGATGGCGAAAAGCCCGCATCTTGCTTGAAGTGCTTCAAAGAAGAAGCATCCGGATATGTTAGCAAACGCAAGTGGGAGACCGAGTATTGGTCAAAGCGTGTTGACATTGAAAGACTAGTTGACAATACTGAATGGGACGGATCCGTTCCTCCCGAGTTAGTATACATCGATCTTCGCTTTGGCAATAAATGTCAACTGGCTTGCGTGATGTGTAGTCCGCACGATAGTTCAAGTTGGATTAAAGATCACAAAACTATGTTTTCGAAAGTTAAGAACAAATCCCTTAAAGAGAATATGGCGTGGGATAATAAAGGTTCATATAATGGATCTAGTTATAATTGGCACAAGAATAACCCAACTTTCTGGAATCAATTCTACGAACAAATACCACACATGCAACAGATCTATTTTGCAGGTGGTGAGAGCACAATCATCGAAGAACATTATTCTATTCTAGAAAAATGCATTGAGCTTGGTCATGCTAAGAATCTCGAGATTAGATATAACTCAAATGCTGTCGAATGGAGAGAAGATCTATTTGATCTATGGAAAGAGTTTAAACTCGTGAGGTTTCACTATTCAGTCGATGACATCTTTGCGAGAAATGAATATATCCGCTATCCGTCTAAGTGGGAGAGAACTCAGGAAGTTTTCCACATCCTTGATAAAGAGTCGCCTGACAACACTGAAGTAACTATTGCATGTTCCGTTCAGTTCTTGAATGTTTACTACCTTCCTGAGTTTATCAAATGGAAACTTGAGCAGAACTTTCAAAAGATTAACGTCTTCCCACAAACGGGTGGTGGCGTAAACTTTCACTTCGTTTATCATCCTGCGCACCTTAACGTCAAAGTTTTACCCGCATGGTTTAAAGCTGAAATAAGAAAGAAGTATGAGGAATTCATTCCATGGTGGGAAGCTAATTGGAAGCTCGGCGTCAAAGGCGACACGACTTTCGATGAATGGAGAGATAATAAGTATGGTGTTAAAACATTATACAGCATCCTCGATTTTATGGAAGCTGATGACTGGAGCGTACGCCTTCAAGAGACTAAAGAGTTTCTACAATTATGCGATAACCAACGTGGAATAAGCTTTGCCGAAACGTTTCCGGAAATGAAAGATGTTTTCACTCGAAAAGATAAATAGAGAATAAGATATTGTCTGGAGACACAGCATGAAACTTTTTAAAGACTTTTTAGAAGAAGCTACTATTTTAGCCAGTGGGCAATCTGCCGAAAGACATACTGGAAAATACATCACGCCATATATTGCAGGTGGTTCTAAGCACGCAGAAGGTACACACACGATGGCTTCAAGTCATAGTGGAATCTCAGCCGGTGACAGCGTAACTATTCACAGTCATAACGTAGATGAAAAAGGTGTTCATCACGTAGTTGTATCTAAGGCTGGGTCTAATCAAAAAGTCACTATCCCGACTAATAAGTTGAATAAACCAACCGTTGCAAATAACAAAGGTTTAGAGCAAGAAGGAAAGCTCGTATCTCATCTAAATAAACTTGGTCTTATGTCAGGCGGCGGTGCTGGTTCAACTGCGGGTAACGACTTCCATCTGATCGATAAACGCGGTAATAAACAAAGTAAAATCCCCGGTTCTGCTGGTACACACTCTGAGAATGAATCTGGTCTTCATGGCGAACACAAATCAGATATTAAAACTACCGCGTTTGGGCAGATCACATTGTCAAGACATCCGGAAACCGGAAAGTGGCACATTGACGATAAAGCTAGAGCAAAGCGTCCAGAATACGCTAAACACGTAGAGAACGCAACCGTTACTATTAATGGTAAAAAGAAGAATCTTTTACAACATCTCAATGACACGGAACCGCACGGTACATCGAACAAGAGTGGATTCCATTCAGATCATACCGATCTTAGTCCAGCTCACTCTTATATGAGAGATCACCATGTAGATGCTGTGCACATCGATACGCATGGTACCTATAGAGCAGGCATGAGTGAGAAGACAGATAGACATAAACTAGGGTTGCCAGCATTAAAAGGTGAGGGACGGTTTAGAGTTCGTCAGAAGACTGACAACGCAAATAAAAGAACTGTTCAGTTTGGAATTACTAAACTCGATAAATCACCAATTAATATCGGCACCGATGAAGGTGCAAAAAACATAGCAAAGACGCTGGGACACTAAATGCTCACCTTTCAATCATTCATTACAGAAGTCAAAGCCGTTGGCACTTCAATTGAAAGTGAGCAACTAGGCCATCTCACTCATGCTAAAGCTATTGAACACGAATCACCTCAGCATCATATGCTTGGGCACGATCTAATTCGTCAATTTCACAATGCAAGAATGGGAAAATCTAACCCGGTAAAAGCCTCACTTAAAACTGATGGCGGTGCATCTATTCACATTATCCATGACGAAAAAGGCGTGGGGGTTTCTGACAAACACAGGTTTGTGCGCGGCGTAGTTGCTCGTACCCCAGAAGAGATTGATAAACACTTTGGTCACGCACCAGGATATGCAGCTGCTCTCAAACATGTTCTCACGCATGGTCACGAAGTAGTTAATAAAGGTCACCACGTACAAGGTGATATGCTTTATACGCCTTCTGATGAGACTACCAAAAGAGGCGAACACACGTCTATGACGCCTAATAGGATTACCTATAAGGCTAAGACTAAAGCTCCTCTGGGTATAGCTCTTCATACCGAATATAAAGATGGTAAGGCACAAGCACTTTCTAAAGGCGCTACTAAGAAGTCGCCTAATATCTTTACACCTGAGCACGAGTATCATCCAGAGCCGAGCACCTATTCTGAGAAAGATCGTGCAGCAACTGAGCATCACCTGAATGCGGCTAAAGCACTTTTGACTGGTCACACCTCAAAGCACCTCACGCCTGAGCATCAGATGCACTTTGCAACCTATATTAATAGAACTACCCGTAAAGGCGAGACTCCATCTGTAAATGGATACAAGAAGCACCTTGAAGGTGAAGGTACTAAAGCAGCGGGTAAAGTAAAGACTCCAGCTGCTAAAGAAAGAAAAGTTGCTGAGCATGCATCTTTAATATCTCACGTTGATAAGAACGCTAGTCACTTTCAACGGTCTCTCGATATTCACCACCATCTTGAGCAAGCTACTGAACATGTTCTTAAAGGCGTTGAACACCCGGATATGCAAACACATATTGATGGTAAAAAATCAGCCGGCGAAGGCATCGTTCTTCAGAAAGCTGGACGTCCTATTGCTAAGTTAGTTCCTAAAACAGTGTCAAATGCAATCTTGAACAATACAAGATTTAAAAAGCCAGAGTGATTTGAATATTGGAAGATTGGTCAAAGCTTATAACCGTAAATTTTGTAGGTGGATTCTGTGGAGATTTCATCTGTTCTTTAGCATATAATAGTTATTATAACAGAGAAATATTTCTTGATGATAGAGTAACAAAAGCTACGCACATTCCAACAAATGAAAGTCTTCCGTGCTTAATATATGATGGGGAAACATTTAAAGATTTTGACTTACTAACTCACATTTATTATAATCACGATCTTTTTCAGACATTAGTTGATTACAATGCACATATTAATAAAAACTTTGGGTTCTCAGAACTTCGGTACGAACAACTATCAAAGATATATTTAGTATGTTACGATAAAGATCGTGATGTTTTTATAAAAAACGTACAAGAATTCTGTAGATCTATAATTCCAGGTAATCTTAAAGACTTTGTAATTCTGCCACACACTACATCAGACAATAGGATTCCTGAGTTTTATTTAAGCAATATGTTTCCTAAATCTAATAATTTAACTATCGTTTGCTCAGATGATAGATTTAATAAGTATTTTCGACTTCTTGGTTATCATAAATTCTATGGAAAATTATATAATAACGATATAAAAGAATCAATGAAGATTTGGAATTCATTTAATTCTGGATTATTATCCACTTTTCAAAGGTCGTATTTTAAAGATCTTCCAGGATCTAATGAAACTAAGATTTACATAGATAGATTCTTATTTGACTATGACGCCAGTTATATTGAAGAGATGGAAGCAATCTTTTCAAATATAATGAACGCTGAAATAAAATATGATAGAAATAAAATAAAAAATTATCGAGAATTGAATAGATCTATAATGGCAAAGTATCTTGAAATAGAACCCGATTTTGATCACACTAATCTTGAAAATATAAAAAAGATCAATAAATTTATGAATGATATTCACGGTGCTTCACAATAATCTCATAACCATAAACTATCCTCACGGTTATCATGGCGACTTAATAGCTTGTTTAATAACCAATACGCGGCCGAATCTGTCCAAAAGCCTCACTGCAACTTATACAACTCCCGGAATAATTTCAGCTTTTGGCGTAAAGAATCTCGATATCATAGTTGGGATGCACGATTCGCAAAAGAATAGAGATTTTTTCTTCAGTCAAGACACGAAGTTTGCTAAAAGACAGTGTTACTATTACATTCAGTTACAAGGCGAAGACTTTAGAGAAAACTTAAGTGATAACCTAAGACATCAGTTTTCGCATTTATACGATAAGAAAACTGTTTTTAATACGCATTATTGTAACCATCAAAATTTTCTTCCTCTTCAAGAGATATTTCCAGGATCACTTAACGTTTTTCTCACGTTAGAGAATAAGAACAATAAACCGCTATACGATTTCTTATTCGAATATAAGATACTTAAATACTATAAGAACACTTCTGCTTACGAATTCTTTAAAGATAACTTACACAGCGAACCACATGAAACTGAGACGCCCGTGTACGTTGATAGGTTAATGACAGAAGATGGACTTAAATACGCAAAAGAACTAGAGTCTTTATTTGACTGCAACTTTGATGCTAAACTGTTGAATAGATATAAATTAATGAACGAGCAACTGCTCATGAATAATGGATACGTGTATGAAAATCTTGATCACTGGTAACCCAGAGTTTGGTTTAGCTAAGTCTTTATATAAGATTTATCCAGAAGCCATGTTCGTGAGCAGACACAACGATCACGATATAACCAAGAAAAAGATTCGCGAGCATATTGCGATGGTTTCTCTAGAGTATGATGTATTCATAAACAACTCTGCGCTGCATGCTTTTAATCAGACGCTTCTTCTTGAAGAAATTTATAACGCAGCTGCGAAGATAGGACACCAACTCCACATCATTAATGTAGGAAGCACTACTGATAAGGTGAATGGATCTCGCGTTTGGATGTATAATACTGAGAAGAAAGCTCTCAGGGATATGAACAATACGATGGGTCTCGTTTCAAACTGGCAAAAAAGTTCGGGTCCGAAGGTGTCGTACATTAGCTTCGGTACGCTATCAAATAATCAGCATAAGCATCAAGACAGACAATGCATAGACATCGATGAAGCGGCGTCGTATATAAAATGGATAGTCGATCAACCGAGTTATCTTTCAATAAATGAAATAAGCATCGATAAAATGCAGTGCGAGTCTTGGGATGAATGAATTAAACTGGAGCAACTACGACTTTACAAAAATCCCATTAGACAAGATAGTAAGTATAGGTCAAAGGTCTATGCTTTATCGTGACTTATTCGTAGTCAGTTGGATCTTAGGTAGATTCTGCAATTATAGTTGCTCGTATTGCTGGCCATACGCGCATAGTCGGATTAAAGATCATAGATCTACTGAACTGTGCCTAAAAACAGTCGATGAGATTAAGCGCCAATCTAGGTTAAATGGATTCAATAGTTATCACTTCAGTCTCTCTGGAGGCGAACCAACGTTCCATCCTGGGTACTTAGACATACTTCAGCACTTAGCTGACGACGTTCCAAACTGTAACTATACGTCTGTTCATATGACGTCTAATTGCTCGCAGAGCATGAAGTTCTT